AGTACCCGTGACATACAGTTCACGGTTGAGCACCGCTTGTTCGCCCAAATGGGCGAGGGCTGGCCAATAGAAATCGAAACGAGTTTTGCGATTCCAGAAACGCTCGATGCCTTGTTGATACGTCATATCGGCACGAGCAGAAACGAAGCCCATGATAATACCGTGTTCGGTAAAGGACTTCTGGAAACCACCGCGAGTAACGCCAGTACCGATAGCGGCAAGATTTGCCTGTGGTACATCGGGACCGGCATAAGTAGATGCAATGGGATTGATATTAATGCGGGAAACACCGCCGCCGAGATACTCGGGGCGCTGGAGACGCGCATCATCAGAACGCACCTTAAAGTGCGAAAAGATCAGCTCGATATAACGAGTGCCGCCGCGGGCGTCACGCTCAAGCAAGCGCTGAATTTGGAAAGCTGAACGCAAGTCATTGATAGTGATTGCAGTGGCTTCAGCCAGATCAGCATAGACACCGGGGTACCCGGGAAAGTTAGGGTCCTCTGCCATAACAACAGCGTTAGAACTGGTGCCGATAAGATCGGCATAAGTTGTATCAACGCCGCCGGATTCCTTGACGGGACCGCCGGCAACGAAATTAGCAGAACCAGAAACGCCGAGACCATGAACAGGAGCATAGTCACCGAGAGGGACGACAACAGGGTCACCCTTCTGGGGCCACGGCAGGCAGGAGGTGAAATAATCGTGGCGCTTACCACGACGCATAAGTAAGGAACCATTACGGTCCGAGGGAGTGTCGCCAGTGGCGACGGGAATTGGGTCCTGAAGATTCTGATCCCTGTACCACTCATTCCAGATCAGATAGTAAGCACGGAAGGGAAGATCAGACACAGAAACAGGAAGGGCAGTTCCGGGACGTTGTGGAAGACCAAAATAGGAACCGAGACTGCCAGCAGTAAGTTGTGCGAGATCAAGTGTAGCTTGAGGAATGGAGTAGATGGACGGGTCATCATCAGGGTTTTTGCGCTCGCCGCAAAACTCAGCCCAATGGTCCCAGAGGAGACGATAAGGGACGAAGAAAAAGTGAGTATCCAAATACATATTGTCCATGACTGGCTTCAGTGGAGTAGCCAGACGGACAAAGGAAGTGGAGGACATATTGAACGTATCGCCGGGCAACACCTCATCAACAAAGATAGGGATAAGGTTGCCAGCGTCGAACGTAGTTTTATAACCGTGTGAACGGTCAAAAGTAGAGCGCTGGATTTCAGCGCTTGGGACTTGTGCGAAGTGGGAAGAAGAATTAGCCGAAGGCTGGATAAACATTTTCTCAGACATTTGAAGTTACTCCGAAAGCAGAAATGAAATTAGAAACAGTGAGAAGAGGAGCAGACGAAAACGACCACTCAGGGTTAGCAACATCATCAACAAGCACAAGGACATAATCGGAGGAAATCTCCGGATTAGACTCAAGACGAGTCTTGAGAAGGGTAACGAAAGCGGCGCGGTCCATGCCGATAGCAGCAGACCGGAGGCCGGTTTCTTGGGATAACAACTGAAAAAAACACTTCATAAAGGTTTGCTCCGCATTTTTAAAATAGCCTTAGCCGCCAATTCCTTGTTCGGAAGGGCGACGGCTCGTTGATAACGCTGGTCAGGCGTTAGGGCATCGAAACGGCGCTTTCGCGCCTTTTTCAATTCTTGAAATTCGGACTCATGCCACGCCATGTAGCGTAGAGGAACGGGCAATTCCTTGCCCTCAATAGTGACAGTCCCAGTTCGCCGTATGTCATCGGAATACCTGGCGAGCCAGTCCTTACCAATGCCAGGGCGACGGGACATAAGAGTAAAAGTGTCTTCATCGCCAATCTTTTTGTTGACATAGCCAACAACATAGCAGCAGACCGCCATATTGACGGGAGCGATAGAAACAAGACCATGACCCCAAAGGGACTCAAGGTGGGGATTGGAATAAAGGGTATCGGACACCTCGTAAGAATCACCGAGGAAGTCCTCCCCAAAAAAAAGCGCGTGGTAATGGGGGCGACGGGTTGTGTCGCCATACTCGCCACAGGCGAAATAACGAAAATCATAATGGTGCCGAGCACGCTTAAAAAAGTCTTGCAAATCTTTTTTGATAAGAGTAGGGGGGGATTCGGCATAGGTAAGGGTCAAGAAGGAATTGCGCTCATGAAGCGACGCTTCGTGGTAGGCGCGAATTGACCACATCATAGCCCGATCAGCTTTACAGCCAGTGCATTTACCACAGGGAACCTGCAATGCCATGTCTTGAAAGCCATCCCGGATATTGAACACGATAGAGCGCTTGCCGGACTCATTGAGCCGCCGCGACTTATACGCATTAACGGGATAGAAGCACGCCATATCATCAGCTCCGCTTATATACAGGCGTAAAAAAGCCCCGAGGACGGGGCTTAGGATAGAAACAAAGGGCATCAGAAGCGGATTCCGCCGCGCATAGGTGCCCAACGGTTTGCAGGTTGAGACCGCTTTGCGGTCCGATGAAAGTTGCGGGAATTTGAGCGAGAACGACGCATTTTAAGGCCCTCTGTTAATAAGACCAGATTGGTCAAGTGGCATCTGGTATCTCACAGGGTAGCGGGAATTTGGACATTCGTCAACTCCGCTACAGTGTGGGGGGAAAAAGGGACCCCCAAACGCCGTGAAGGGGACCTTCACGACGTTTGAGGGTCGATAGGTTACTCAGCTACAGGGGCCGGAGTAACAGGGGCGGCAGGGGCCGCAGGAGAGGGCTCAAGGGGTAGGGAATCCTGACGCTCTTTACGCTTGCGCTTGACGTGTTCGCGGGAGGTGTTAATCACCTCTTCCGCTTTAACGAGGCGTTCAGTGAGGTCACCTTGCATAGCAGTAACGTCACCGTACTGGGGCGGCTTGGTAGCCGGAGGGAGGGAGCCGGTTCGCTCATAACGTCGAATGATAGCGTTAATGTCGCAGGACTCGGCATGGGATTGATGAGTCATAGACTCATCAAGAATGTGGGTCTGGACGCGTTCGCGCCAGAGGGGACGGCGAATGTAAAACTTGACTTCGCCGGTAGTAGTGTCAACAGCTTCAAGAGATTGAGACATAGGATTGAACTCCAAAAGGAAAAGAAAAAACAACAGGGTAAGCATTACCAAGTGCCCGTAGCAGAGCGCTTTTGTGCGCGAGCTTTACGGGCGTTGCGTTTGGTAGATTCGACATGATCGTTCCAGCGTTGAGACCACGATTTAGCCGTTTCAACAACGCCGGGAACAGCCTCAACCGCTTTATCAAGCAGTTCACCCCCTTTTTTATGAAGGGGATTATAGACTTCGGCTTTTAAAGCATTAGCCCGGTTTAAACGCGCAGCAGCTTTAGAAGCAGCAGCAGCAGAGTTAGCGGCATTGGTGCGCGCCTTTATTTCATCGGCTTGTAAAGGGATAAGCAAAGTATCGGCTTTGATTTTAGCCTCCTCAGCTAACGCCTTTGCAGATTGTTGATTCGCGAACGCAGTATTAGCGGCAAGGTTTTCACCCTGTGCACCCTGCAATTTTTGGGTAGAGTTCGCGGTCTGGCGCGCAGTTTGTGCTTGAGCACCTGCAACGCCAGAGCTTCCCGGGGACACGGTGGGAGCAGAAAACCCAGACCCTGATGGAGAAGCGGCCGGGCTACCAAGCGCGAGAACGCGATTGAGCCCCGCCGCCTCAAGGTCCTTAGCAGCCGCTTGGTATTGTGTGTCACGCATGCGCTCCTGAAATTCCATCTGACGTTGAGAAGTCTTGCGATTTTCGCGGGCACCGAAGATGCCCCCGAGCAAATCACCGACAATGGGAGCCGCTATTGGAGCAACAGCGGCAAGGGCAGCAGGAATAGGCATGGACCCTCCTTAGAAATGATCGATCAGGCCGGGGACGGAATAAACCGGCATAGGACGCTGACAGTTGAGAGAGAACCAGAAATCACCAAGGAAGTGAGGTTCAGTTGGGACCGCAATAATACGGTCAATGGGGGGATTCTCTTCAATAAAAGCAGAAGAGAGAGTAGGAAGGGACGAGAAATCTTGGGACAAATGCCACACGTCAAGAGACGCGGCATTGTCAGAAGCAAAAAGGCCAGAAATGCGGGACGGTTTGTAGCGATATTCCGCATACCGTTCCTGATAGCCGAAAACCTCGTCATCAGTTGCAGTACCCGTGACATACAGTTCACGGTTGAGCACCGCTTGTTCGCCCAAATGGGCGAGGGCTGGCCAATAGAAATCGAAACGAGTTTTGCGATTCCAGAAACGCTCGATGCCTTGTTGATAC